TCGTCAGAGGTGCGGAGCGTGCTTGGCGCTACATCAAGCGAGTGGGCGTCCAGAACATCACGGCGTAGGAGGCTTGCATGAGATACGTGGTAAGCAAAGACCAGAAGAGCGGCACGGCATACGAGTACATCGAGAAGTTCGGGAAGGAGCAGTAATGGACACAGGTCATCGTGGATGCTCGGAATGACTGACGGACTTCACTGCAAGTGGAAGAGGGGAGGTCGAACGATAGAGCTGAGCGAGCAAAGCAAGCACATCGAGTCACCGATTCAGGAACAGAAAGACGAGGTAGAGTAATGGACGTCAGCGGAATGACACTTGAGGGATTCTTCCTCGCAGACTACGAGCGCATGCGTGAGCGCATCACAGAGCTTGAAGGCGAGGTAAAGCGACTCACGCCAGACGGCTATGGCTGCATCGACCAGCACCAGACGTGCGACGCGGTGAAGGTCGAGGTCGCGAGTACCTACACGCTCAAGGAAATGGTCCGCAACGGAATGGGGCTTGACAAGATGCGAAAGGCCCACGGCATGGCCAACGATGACCTGTGGGCGTGGGCAACTAAGCGCTACCGCTCATCGAGCTACGGGAGCATGACCCAACCCATAGAGGTCAGCCACCACAAGTACCAGTACACGCTGACCTTCAACGAGACTCGTGGTTGCCACACCTATGTCACAGATGGGAACGGCAACGCAGAGCTGATTGAGATTGACCAGATGGAAGAGCAGATGGTCGACAACCTGAGCCAGTGGTGCCGAGTGGAATATCTCGACAAGCTCAAGCCCGCGGCGCTGTCAGAGCTTCGGGGCCATCTGGAATCCGCAATCATGGACCTTGAGAAGAAGGAGCAGGTCGAGCCGGTGGAGGAGGGCGGACATGAAGCCGACGAGTGACGAGCTCCTGCCGTGCCCCTTCTGCGGGAGCGGAGCGCTATACGAGGGATACCACGACGTCGATGGGTTCGAGCAGCCATTCATGTTCTGCAACAGCTGCAAGGCCATGTTCACCGTAGAAGGCAGCGAGGATTGGGTGACGGAAGAGAGCGACGGCATGGATGAACTGCGTGCGCATTGGAACAACCGACCAGTGGCGCACGTCGTGGCGGAGGCAGCAATCGAGGTCAAGCCACGCATCGACTGGTCGCGCATGGCAGACGAGCTGGATGAGTTCGCAAAGACCGTAAGGGGGATGCGCGATGAGTAGCGACGAGCTCCTGCCCTGCCCCTTCTGCGGCGGCGAGGCGGAGCGCGGGATGCGTCCCGTGCTGCTCACGCCCGTCAAGTCCCGCCACACCGCGACCGAGCCCGTCAGGCTCTGGTTCGACGGCGCGAACGTGACGTTCGAGACGAGGGAGTGATTCAAGAATGGCGAACCAAGGCAACGTCCTCCCCCGCGTCCTCTGCGCGTCGTGCAGGCACTGCACTTCGCGCGAGCTGGTGCGCGGGCACAGGAGGCGCGGCTGGTGCGAGGTCGGCCACGGCTGGGTGTGGCTGGCGAAGGTGCGTTCTTGCTTATACTGGCAGCCGTTCGGCGGTGACGGGCGTGGGTAGGTATGGCCTTCCGTACCTGGGCAGCAAGTCGCGCATCGCGGAGTGGGTGGTGTCCGTCCTGCCGCCAGCGCCCGTGCTGGTGGACCTGTTCGCGGGCGGCTGCGCGGTGACGCACGCGGCCCTGCTCAGCGGCAAGTGGAAGCGCATCATCTGCAACGACGTGACCGACACCACGCAGATGTTCGTGGACGCGATACGCGGTGAGTACGGCGGGTACGCGACGGTGCCCGACCGTGGGGAGTTCTTCGAGCGCAAGGATGAGGACCCCGCGCTGGCGCTGCTCTACAGCTTCGGCAACGACCGTCTGGGCTACCTGTGGAGCAAGGAGCTTGAACCCGTCAAGGTGCACGCCTCGCGGATGCTGTCCGCCCCGTCGATGCACGAGCGGCGCATGGAGTACATGAAGTTCCTCCGCGCGCTGCGCGCCTACGTCGAGCGCAACGGCACCAAGAACCTCGCGCCCGAGGATACCGACACGGGCGGCCACGGGCTGGAACGGCTGCAACAGCTGCACGGGCTGGAAGGGCTGGAACGGCTGCAAGGGCTGGAACGGCTGCAAGGGCTGGAACGGCTGCAAGGGCTGGAAGCGTCCTCGCGCGACTACCGCGACGTGCTGGTGCCCTACGGCGCGACGGTCTACGCGGACCCGCCGTATCGCGGCACGGACGGCGGCGCGTACACGTGGGACGCGGCTCAGGTGGCCGAGTTCGATGCGTGGCTGGCGTCAGTGCCGTTCCCCGTCTACGTGAGCGAGTTCACGTGCCCCGCGGGGTGCGTGGAGGTCGCAAGCCACGAGCGCACGCAGAGGTGCGCGGCAACCCCCACGCAGGTTACGGAACGAATCTTCGTGCAGGAGCGGTTCGCTGACTCCGTGCCGCCCATGACGCTCTTCGACACGAACGGCGGTGACCCGCAATGAACAAGTACGACTTCATCCGCGAGATGGTGCCCAAGCACGGCTGCAGGTGGGTGGCCGAGGCGCTGGGAGCCACGGAGACGGACGTTCGCGACGCTTGCGGGTACTTGGGCGTGAGCACGCGCGTGTCAGACGGGCGCTCAGGCGCTCAGGGGGACATCGCCGACACGACGTGGACGGAGGCAGAGGCGGCCGCGGTGTACGCGCTCTACACCACGCGCGGGACGAACATCCCGAGCGTGCGGGCGCGGCACTCGGCGGCGGCGGTGAAGCGGTGGGCGTCGCGCCACGGCGTCCGCGCCCCGCGCGCCGTGCCGTGGACGGACGCCGAGGTGGCCGTGCTGCGACGCGAGTACCCGGAGCGCGGCGGCGCGATACCGGAGCTGCTGGACGGCGGGCGGCGCAGCGTCGCGGCCATCAGGCAGAAGGCCAGAGCGCTGGGGGTGCAGTGCCATGCGCACTAGGTTCTGGCTCCCGTGGGAGGAGCACGGCGAGGGCTACAGCGTCATCGACAACCACGGCCGTGCGTGCGTGGCGTACCTGGCGGAGCGCATGGCGCGGATGACGGGGCAGCCGCAGCGGCTGATGGAGGAGCGCATATTCAGGCTGATTGGCTGGACGTGCGCGAGCGGGAAGGGGAACGAATGAGGGACGGAGTGAACGCGCTGGAGAACGCGCTCTTCGCGGAGCTCTCCGCGCGGGTGACGCCGTGATGCCGTGGTTGGTCGTGGCGCTCGTGGCGCTGGGCGTGGCCGCGCTGGTGGCGCTGGTGGCGCTGGTGAGCGGCGTGGAGGACGAGGAGATAGACGAGCGGAGGAGGGACGAATGCAGGAGAAAGAGGGACGAATGACAATGAGCGAGCTGAGAGCGCAGATAGTCAACCTGCTGCAAGACGCTTGGGAGCTGGGTTACGAGTGCGGAGCGAAAGATATCTCAAGCGCAAGAACCGTGACGCTGGACGCCATGACCGACACCGAGCTTGCCGAGCACGGCTTGGTGCGCCTGCCCGTGGACGCGGACGGGGTGCGCTGGACAGGGGGCGAATACCTCTACAAGGACAGGCACGGAGACACGCATGCGTGCGCCGAGCTGGTACTGCATCCGGGCTGTTGGATGCTGTCATGCTCGGATGGTGTGCACCACCTGCCCGAGGATTGCCGCCACGCCGACGAGCCCGCCGACGAGCCCGAGCCCGCCGACACGCCCGCGTCGCTGGCGGACGAGCTGGACGCGCTGACGGTGCGCGGCTTCGAGGATGACGAGCTGCACGCGCTGGCCGACCGCCTGCGCGCGATTGGAGGCGAGGAGTGATGGGGTCTAGGCTTGGCCATCGCTACAAGTTACATCGAGGACGGCTATCGCCTGGCTGACAACTGGTCGATGGCAGATGGCAGCAACGTGAACGAGTACATCAATTCTCACACGACAAAATAAACTAACGAAGATTGACGCTTGACGTCACCGCGAGCCATAAGCTATACTATACCTAGCGAGAAGGGGAAACGGACCCCTACGAGTAGACGGGAGTATGGTCATGACCAAAGACGGCAAGCTGAGCGCACGCGAGCGCGACACACTGCTGAGGGCTAGAAGGATTCTCGACGCATGGATTGAGCGTCAGGAGGCGGCGGGCAAGACCTCCGACAACAGCTTCCCAGTGCACGACGCCTACGAGGCAATCTACTTTCTGGACGAGTTCGCCTATCAGACGAGGGGTGAGTGACATGAACGACATTTACGCAGACGTCCATCGCAGGCAGCACGAGCGCTACCTTCGGAGGGAGGCGCAGAGGCAGTGGGAGGCCGAAAGACCGAGGCGCATCCTCGGGTACCTGATTGCTGGGGTTCAGCTTGTCATCGTGTCGATTATCTTCTATGTGTTTCTGTTCGCTGGTGCCCTATGGGCATCGATGTAAGGAGGCATCATGATTCTGACCAACAAGCTCAACCTGCCACAGCCGTTCGTGGACGCGGCAACCAATGACCACGAGTACACCGAAGGCCGCTACAGCGTGACCGAGCTTCTGGGCGGGACGTGCGAGGCCATCCTGAAGAGGCGTCACAGCGACGAGTTGACCGACGATGTGGCCGACAGGGTGTGGGCCATCTTCGGAAGCGCCGTGCACGAGATACTGCAAAATGCCGATGAGAGCGAGAGCCAGCTGAAGGAGAACTGGATTGAGTGCCAGCTTGACGGTAGCCTCAGCGGGTACTCGCTTTCTGGAATCTTCGACCTGTACGATGACAGCACGGGCATCGTCACCGACTACAAGACCGCAGGGACAATTAAGTGGCAGAAGCAGGAATTCGAGGACTATCGCATGCAGACCCTGCTCTACTGCTGGCTGTTGCAGCAGATTGGGTTCGCGGCGTGGAACGGTGAAATCGTCATGATTCTGCGCGACTGGTCCAAGGGCAAGGCCAAGTTCGACAAGGACTATCCGCAGAAGCAGGTGCAGCGCGTGTCGTTCCACTTCTCCGACAAGGACATGGAGGAAGCCGAGGAATTCGTCTACATGTGGTTCATCATGGTCAAGCACGAGGAAGCGGTGCCAGACGATTGCCTTGAGCCGTGCACGCCTGAGCAGCGCTGGCACAAGCCAGACAAGTGGGCCGTGAAGAAGAAGGGCCGCAAGACAGCCGTAAGGGTCTATGAGAGCGAAAAGGACGCAAGGGTCAGGGCTATGGAAGAGAACAAGAAGGCCGATTCCAACGACCTCTACTATGTCGAGTTCCGAGAGGGCGAGGACACGCGCTGCCAGTCGTATTGCTCGGTGGCTCAGTTCTGCCCATACGGTAGAAAATTCTTCCAAGAAAGCTAATACAGTTGGACTAGTTGTTAGGCAGGCGAGGCAAGGTGCGGCAAGTCCGCGTATGGCATGGCATGGGGAGGCAAGGCATGAACGACGGGAATCTTATTGATTTAAGCAATCGCACTCCAGAAGAGCGTCGAGAAGTGGCACGCCTTGGCGGGATAGCATCAGGAAAGGCTCGCAGGCGCAAGAAGATGATGCGGGAGCTTCTCGAGATGTTCCTAGACGAGGAAATCGAAGGCGAGCAGTTTACACGTAAAGAAAAGGCCGCGCTCAACATGGCGAAGCTCATAAGTGAAGGCAATGCAACAGACACCGACTTCATTAAGGCGTTTGTGGTTGTTAGGGATACTCTCGGCGAGTCACCAGTAAAAAAGATAGGCCGTCTTACCGTAAACACGGAGTATGAAGATGGTGATAATCCAGTCAATGAAATGTTCGGAATTGAAAATGAGTAAGGAAATTATCATGGATAGGGATACTCTCGAAAGCATTTCTCGTGCGTGGCCTACGTGGAGTGATGGAAAACCAGTCAAAATCGGCGAGAAAGCAATCTCATTGCGTGGCCCACTTAAAGTTACGGGAATCGAACTTACAGACGGTGGGTGGAATCTGTGGGGCTACTCCGAAGGAAAGAAATACATCATCGACCAAGGCAATGAGAATCAGCATCCGACACGAGAGGGTGAGGACTGCGACTTCTGGTCACCCTCCGATGATTAGCAAAGACACCACACAGCTCTATGAACCAGACTGCTCCACCTGCGCACATCGGGTGGAGCGTCACCTTTATATCGAGTTCCGAGATGGCGAGGACACCAAGTGCGACAGCTACTGCCCTGTGTCGGATTTCTGCCCGTTTGCCCGCGCCAAGAAGTCGGACGTATAGCAGACTGAAATATGGTATACTAGCGTTCACACACAGAAGGCAAGGAGAGTGAATGCTGAGCGAGAAGGAGAGGGCTGAGCGACAGCGTGAGGCCAATCGCAGATATGCCGCCAAGGTCGTTCAGGTGCTCCTGCGATTCAACCCAGAGCGGGAACCTGAGCTGGTAGAGAAGCTGAGCACCGTGCCCAACAAGTCGGGCTACATCAAGGGCCTGATGCGGGATGACCTAGGGAGGGTTGATGGTTAGCACCGACCTACAGACCCACATGGTGAGCCTGAGCGAAATCTGACTTCGGATACGGGGAGTAGACATGGAAGACACGCAGAACAACACGCTTGGGCAGCTCAACATCGAGCTTTTCTCACAGCTCCATAGGCTACGTGAGGTAGATGTGAGCGACGAGGCGGCTCTGAAGGCAGAGATTGAGCGCTCCAAGGCCGTTGAGGGCATATCACACAACATCATCGACAACGCCAAGGTAATCATGGATGCCACGAAGATGAGGTCCACGTTCTCGCAGCAGGCCACGGTGCCGAGGATGCTTGAGGGCTAGTGCATGCCAAGAAGGTACACAGACGAGCAGAAGGCATGGATTGCCGAGAGCTATCCGAGCATGACCAACTCAGAGCTTGCGCGGTCGTTCTCGGAGCGGTTCGGCGTCCACGTCACCGCGTCGATGATGCAGGCGTATGGCGCAAACCACAGGCTCAAGAAGCTTGACGATGTGAGGCACGCCAGAAGGAAGTACACGGACGAGATGCTGGACTTCCTCAGAGGCTTCATACCGAACCACCACGAGGGCGAAATCATCGAGGCGTTCCACGAGAGGTTCGGAATCACGCTCACGACGGCGATGGTTTCCAATGCAAAGGCCAAGCTGGGAGTCAGGAGCGGAACCAAGGGCGGGTGCTTCGAGAGGGGCATGACGCCTTGGAACAAGGGCATGACGCAGGAGGAGATGGGCATAAGCCCAGACGGAATCGAGAGAATCAGGGCAACCCAGTTCAAGCGCGGCACCATATCCGGCGCAGCTCTAGAGAGGTGCCGAGACCTGCTGGATGTCAGGGAGTCTCACGGGTACCAGCTCATCAAGGTGGCACCAAGGAACAAGAAGACGCCGAGGGACAACTGGATACAGCTGTCGAAGTTCGAATGGATGCGCCAGAACGGTCGTGACTTCCCCGATGACTGCGTGTGCGTGTTCGCAAACGGTGACACGCGGGACTACTCGAAGGAGAACCTAGTTCCGGTCCCAATCGACGTGTACCCAATCGTGAGCAGCGGCGCCCATGGCGCGGCGATACAATGGCACGACAGACAGACGCTTGAGGTTGCGATTACGCACGCGAAGGTCATAAGGGAGCGGAGAAGGCTTCAGAACCACGACAGGACGTGTGGATGCTGCAACAGGACGTTCAGGCCAGAGTACCCGCACCAGAGGACTTGCAGGGCGTGCCTTGATGCGGGACTCAGGGCAAGAAGAAAGGAAAATAGTGGGGTATAAATTAAGGGTTCAGTACTGGCCGATTGATAAGGTCAAGCCATACCCAAATAATCCGAGAAACAATGATGAAGCGGTCGAGTATGTAGCAAACTCAATTCGTGAGTTTTCCTTCCAGCAGCCTCTTGTCGTAGACTCCGACGGCACCATCATCGCGGGCCACACGCGGTTGAAGGCGGCGAAGATGCTAGGCATGGAGACGGTTCCCGTGGTCGTGGCCGACAACCTCACGCCCGCTCAGGTCAACGCCTACCGCTTGGCAGACAACAAGGTTGCCGAAGCCGCAACTTGGGACATGGAGGCGCTGGCCGTCGAGCTTGGGGGCCTAGAGGTAGACTTCGACATGGCCATGTTCGACTTCGACGCCGGAATTTCCATTGATGGGTTCGGTGAGGACTTCGAGCTTCCAGATGGTAATGAGCCTGAGTTCAAGACCGTTTCCCTGCACATGACCGCAGAGCAATACGAGCTTTTCGAGGAAATGCAGGAGCAAGTCGACGCAAGCGGCGAAGACGGAAATATGGCGGCGCGTCAGGTCTGCGAGGTTATACGCCAATGGCAAGCGCAAAGGATGTAGAGGTCAGGGTCATACCTGCCAAGGTTGCCAATCCCTTTGTCAAGGCTCACCATTACAGCGGCAAGGTGGTCACCAACTCGCAGCTGCACTTTGGGGCGTTCCTCAACGGTAGGCTCCATGGCGTTATGAGCTTTGGGCCGCCGATGGACAAGTCAAAAGTACTTCATCTGGTCAAGGGCACCCCTTGGAACGGGATGCTTGAGCTTAACCGCATGGCGTTTGACGAAGTTCTACCAAAGAACAGCGAGAGCCGCTGCATATCTGTCGCAATTAGGCTCATACGAAAGAACGCACCTCATATCAAATGGATATTGAGCTACGCGGATGGATGCCAATGCGGGGACGGCACCATATATCGTGCGTCAGGGTTTGTGCTTACTGGAATATCGGAGAACAGCACGATAGCGATTCTTCCAGACGGCACCGAAGTCGCAAACATGACCATGAACGCGCATCTTAGCCAGCCAAGAAAGGAGCTTGGCTGGAAGTCCGCGCTTGACTACTTCAACGGCAAGTACTCATGGAGCAAGTACCTGAAAGCGACTGGCGCTAAGATGGCAAGCGGATACATGCTTAGATACGTCTACTTCATAGACAAGAGATGGCGTGACCGCCTGACCGTGCCAGAGATACCGTACTCGAAGATTGATGAGATGGGCGCTGGCATGTACAAGGGCGAGAGGAAGTAGTACAATCACCCATGCGGGTGCCTTGCAGGAAGGAACATGGTAACCAGCCGTGCATGGCGTTCGACTCGACCCACCCGCTCCATACCTCTTGGAGGCTAGAATATGGCTAACGAGGAAAACCTAACCCACAAGCTAACAGTGAGCGAACAGAGAGCAGGCGGCAAGGCTTCTGGCGCGGCCCGTCGCAAGAAGCGCGAGATACGCGAGATGCTGGAAGAGTACCTAGCCATGCCAGCCAAGGTCAACGGCAAGGACGCAACCTGCAAGGACGTCATGGTGCTCAACGCAATCAGGATAGTCACCGAGGGCAACGCCAGCGACAGCGACTTCCTCAAGGCTTTCGCGCTTATCCGTGACACAATCGGGGAGCAGCCCGTCCAGCGCGTCGAGGTGGACACCATAGACCCGCAGGCACGTGAGCGAGTGGAACGCATTCTGGCAGAGGACTAAGTTTTATATCTATTCCCAATGTGGTATCA